CCTGCTGCTCGCAGCGCAACAAATCCACGCAAAGTCAAACTGACCTCCACTCAGGTTGCTCTCGCCAAGCGCCTTGGGTTGAAACCTGAACAGTACGCGGCGCAACTACTGAAGGACCAGAGAAATGGCTGACCGGACCCCACGCACAACTGAAACCCGTGAATCGGGTGAACGTAAGCGGACATGGCAACAACCCTCGGCCCTGCCCACCCCCGAACCCAAAGATGGCTTGAGCTTTCGTTGGATTCGCACCTCGACGCTTGGTGAGGCAGACAACCGAAATGTGTCTATGCGCTTCCGTGAGGGTTACACACCAGTCAGAGCCGAGGACCATCCGGAACTTATGGTGATGTCGGACGTGGATTCACGTTTTAAAGGCAACATCGAAGTCGGCGGTCTGCTTCTGTGTTCTATCCCGACCGAAATCGTAGAGGACAGAAACGATCAGATGGCTCAAAAGGCCAAGCAGCAGATGGATTCTGTGGATCGTAACTACCTCCGCGAGTCTGATCCGCGCATGCCCGTTCTTAAACCGGAACGATCATCGCGGACTAGCTTTGGCAAGTAATTGCCATTTGACGCAACAAGGAGAGAACTATGGCTACCACTGCCACTCCCTATGGTCTGCGTCCGGTCAATCTTATCGGTGGTCGCCCCTTCGCTGGTTCGACACGGCAGATCAAGATTGCATCGGGCTATGCAGCCAACATCTTCAATGGTGACATTGTGCAAGTGCACACTGACGGCACCATCACGAAGGTGACCAATGTCGGCACCGCCGCCGACGCCTTCCCCGCTGGTACAGTGGGTGTCTTTGTGGGCTGCGCCTACACTGATGCTGTTTCGGGTCTTCGTACCCAGAACTACTGGCCGTCGGGCACTGTCGCTTCTGACGCTGTCGCGTATGTCGTGGACGATCCGGACACTCTGTTCATGATCCAAGCGGATGCGTCGATTGCTCAGACTGGTCTTCACCTGAACTATGCGGTCAATCAGGGCGCGGGTTCCACGGCGACCGGTGTGTCGGGTATTTCGCTTGACGTTGCAACCGGTGCTACCACCGCAACCATTGCCTTCAAGGTCGTGGATTTTGTGGACAGCACTACTTCGACTGTTGGTGATGCGTACACCGACGTACTGGTTAAGTTTAACCCGTCGTCGCATGCGTACACTGCTGGTCTTGGCGTAGCATAAGGAGTCTGACTGATGGCTATTTCGCGCGCCCAGCTCCTTAAAGAGCTGCTTCCCGGCCTCAACGCGCTCTTCGGCATGGAGTATGACTCCTATGAAGGCGAGCACGCTGAGATTTACGAGACTGAAAACTCCGAACGTTCGTTCGAGGAAGAAGTCAAACTTTCGGGCTTCGGTGCTGCACCGACCAAGGCCGAAGGTGAGGCGATCTCCTACGACAACGCGCAGGAAGCATTCACTGCTCGTTACACCCACGAGACCGTCGCTATGGGTTTCTCCATCACCGAAGAGGCGATGGAAGACAACCTGTACGACTCGCTCTCGGCTCGCTACACCAAGGCGCTTGCACGTGCCATGGCGTATACCAAGCAGGTCAAAGCAGCCTCGCTGCTGAACACCGGTTTCACCTCGTTCAACTCGGGCGACGGTGTTACCCTGTTCTCGACCTCACACCCGACGGTCACCGGCTCGAACAACTCGAACCGCCCGACGGTAGCTTCGGATCTGAACGAAACCTCGCTCGAACAGGCAGTGATCGACATCGCTGCGTACACTGACGAGCGTGGTCTGCTGATCGCGGCCCGTCCGCGTAAGCTGATCGTTCCTCCGGCGCTGATGTTCGTTGCAACTCGTCTGCTGCAGACCGAGCTTCGTGTTGGCACCGCCGACAACGATCTGAACGCTCTGAAGTCGAACGGGTCGATTCCGGAAGGGTACCGTGTAAACCACTACCTGACCGACAACGATGCTTGGTTCCTGACCACCGACATCCCCAACGGTATGAAGCACTTTGTGCGTACGCCGATGGCAACGTCGATGGACGGTGACTTCGACACCGGCAACGTCCGCTACAAGGCCCGTGAGCGTTACAGCTTCGGCGTCTCGGACCCGCTGGGCATCTATGGTTCGCCGGGCGCTGCATAAAGCGTGACGTGACCGTGAAAGTTTGGTAGTCTGGTCTTGTTAAACTCCTCCCTGTTTGACATGACTGTCTTCCAAACTGGGGCCGCTTCGGCGGCCCCTTTCTTTTTATTCTGTACGAGTGTATGCTGCGTGCATCCCTGACAGCCGCATAGGGTGGCTGACTTGACCCACGACAGGAGATGCACATGGGTACGACTACTTTCAGCGGTCCGGTTGTTTCAAACAACGGCTTCACGGGTAACGTGACGGGCGATGTGACAGGTGACGTCGTTGGCGCGATCACCGTTCCCACCTACACTGTGGCAGGCGCACCTTCCGCCGCTTCGGCAGGCGCAGGGACGCTAATCTACGTTTCTAATGGCGCTGCTGGTTCGCCGATTCTCGCGTTTTCGGACGGCACCAACTGGAAGCGTTCGGATACTGGCGCTACCATCGCGGCATCGTGAGGTGAGCTATGGGCGTTATCAAATGGGAGGCTCCTTCCAAGGAGGAGCTGGCTGAACGGGAGGCCGCAGCAAAGCCTGCGGTCCCTAAGAGCACCAAGAAAACCGCGACGAAGAAGGGCGACTGACCTATGGCAAGCTCTGACGTACAGTCAAAGCGGGTAACGGGCACCGGCTCTGTGGCCGTTGGCCCTGCCCGTATTCGGCAGATTCAGGTCTTGACCACAACAGGCACTCCTCGGTTGACCATTACTGATGGCAGCGGCGGTGCTACGGTTCTGGACTTGGATTTTCTGGCGTCGGATTCGCATTCGGTTAACATACCGGCGGATGGACTGCGCGTTAGCGACATTTACGTCTCTGCGTTCACAAACATCACTGCGATGACGGTGTTCTACAACTAAGAGAGGCTCGGATGGCTGAGATAAGTTCTATCACACGGGTCGGCACGTCTGAGCCGTTCGAGCTTCAAGCTGCGCGTGGGCAGATTTATCTGCACAACACGTTGTTCAAGTATGGGTACAACTCCAACATCATCAATGTCGAAGAGACCATATGGGATGGTGGTGGTATCTATACCTATCCGGGTTCCGCTGTTGCCATGACTGTTACATCGGCAAGCGGTGCAACTGATTCTGGTGTAAAGGTTCAGGTCTACGGACTTGATGCGGATTGCGTCGAGGTGAATGAAGAGGTCACCCTGAACGCCAGCGGAACGGCCACAACCACACAGACATTCCTGCGTGTTTTCCGGGCCTTTGTTTCTGGCGCAACGGCACCCGCAGGCAATATCACCGTCGCCAATGGCGGCACAACGTATGCCCAGATTACGGCTGGTGAAAACCAAACTCTAATGGCGGTCTATACTGTGCCTGCTGGTAAGACGCTTTACCTTTCCAGCGGTACGGCCACGCACGGAACAGATACTGCTGGGGCATACATGACGATCCGATTCATGGTTCGTCAGCCCGGTGGTGTGTTCAGAACCACCGTCAAGGTCGATGTGACTGGTGGGGAGCTTCTGTTCCCGTTTACCTACCCTCTTCGCCTCCCTGAGAAGAGCGACCTTGAGGTCCGTGCTATTTGTAACAAGAACCAGATCAACGCGGTATCCGCTACATTTGAGGGGGTTCTGATTAGCAATGGCTAAAGAGAAACGCGATAAGCCGATTGCCCGAACCACAAAGGGCAAGGGCGCAAACTACCGGAAGACCTCTGAGGGCGCAGGCATGACCAAAAAAGGCGTTGCCGCGTATCGAAAGAAGAACCCCGGGTCCAAACTGCAGACCGCGGTGACCGAAGATAACCCAACGGGTAAAAGGGCTAAGCGACGTAAGTCGTTCTGCGCACGCTCCGCTGGACAGATGAAGCAGTTTCCCAAAGCGGCCAAAGATCCAAACAGCCGACTGAGGCAGGCGCGCAAGCGCTGGAAGTGCTGATGGCTATTTCGCGTGCCCAGATGGGCAGCCAGATGAAAGGAAACCGCATGAACTGCAAAGGCACCAAGAAGATGCAGGCGGGCGGCATGATGCCTGACGCTGAGGGCAACTACTCCGCCACACCGCAGGCAGGCAAGCAGGCTATGGAACAGGCCGTAGCGCAGGCTATGGCGGTGGCGAAGGATAAAGCCCCTCGTAAGGACGCAGCCCCTCTAATGCGCAAAGTGACGGGCATGAAGAAGATGAAATCCGGCGGCCGGGTCCGTGGAGACGGTGTCTGCCAGCGGGGTAAGACCAAGGGGACTATGCGGTAATGCCGGTCAAAAAAGTACCCGGAGGCTACAAGTGGGGTAGCAAAGGCAAGGTCTACAAGACCAAAGCCGCTGCCGAACGGCAGGGGCGTGCCGCGTACGCGTCTGGGTACAAGGGCACCAAGCCCATGAAGACTGGAGGTAAAACCGAAAGTCGGGTCAACGAGTCTGGTAACTACACGAATCCCGGGATGCGCAAGAGCTTGTTCGAGAGTATCAAGGCGGGTGGCAAGGGCGGCAAGCCCGGGCAGTGGTCTGCTCGTAAGGCCCAGATGCTTGCCAAGCAGTACAAGGACAAGGGCGGAGGGTACACGTCGTGAAGGCCCCGCAGAAGTCTCTGAACGCGTGGACAAAGCAGAAGTGGCGCACCAAGTCTGGTCAGCCCTCCACGCAAGGCCCCACAGCGACTGGCGAGCGGTACTTGCCGGAGAACGCGATCAAGTCCTTGTCCGCGTCTGAATACGCGGCGACGTCTCGCAAGAAGCGAGAGGACACAAAAAAGGGAAAGCAGTTCTCCAAGCAGCCAAAGACGGTTGCGAAGAAAACCGCACGGCATAGGAAGAAGACCTGATGGCTGTAGTCGTACCTGATATTGCGGAGCTGTTTGAGGAGGCCTACGAGCGCGCAGGCCTCGAAATGCGTACGGGGTACGACCTGAAGACCGCCCGACGCAGTCTGAACTTGCTGACTCTTGAATGGCAAAACCGGGGTCTGAACCTCTTCACGATTGAGTCTGGCACACAAGCTCTGACCGCGGGTACAGCCTCGTACACGATGCCTACAGATACGATTGATCTGATAGAGCATCAGCTGCGTACTGGTAGCGGGGTCAATCAGGTTGACACGTCGTTGGAGCGGATTAGCGTATCCACGTACGCACAACAGACCAACAAGAACACAACTGGACGCCCGACACAGATTTATGTGGCGCGTAATATCAGTGACGTCACTGTTACTTTATGGCCGGTTCCTGACGCTACGACATCGTATACGCTGTTCTACTATCGCTTGAAAGGTATTGATGGTTTGGCGTCTGGTATCGGAACCTCGGCAGCTATCCCGCCGCGGTTTGTACCCGCCCTTGTGTCTGGTCTTGCCTATCAGATTGCCATGAAGAAGCCGGATGCCGCGCCTCGGGTACCAGCACTCAAGGCCGACTATGACGAACAGTTTGCCCTTGCCGCAAGTGAAGACGAAGATCGTTCGTCGTCTAGGTTCGTTCCTTATATGGGGTACATCTAATGCCTCGCGCTGCCGGTAAATACGCATACGGTTACTGTGACAAAACGGGGTTTCGATACCCACTTGCTGACCTTGTGTGGGAATACAAGGACGGCGTTAAGACAGGCATGCGTGTCGGTAAGGATGTCGTGGACCCCGATCACCCGCAGAACTTCCTTGGGCGAGTTAAAATTTTTGACCCACAATCGCTCGTTGATCCACGACCCGACACCTCGCTGCAGGAAAGCCGGGCGTTGTGGGGGTGGAATCCCGTAGGCAATCCTGCCCAGTATATGGTAGCATCTGTTGGAACTGTCACTGTCACCACAACCGATGGAGAATGAAATGCCCGGTGGAAATTCAACTGCACGTCCGTACAACCGCGACGAAAAGAAAGCGTCAAAAATTATCAAAGCTGCAAGAGCGGTGAACTCTAAAATCAATGCTAGAGAGACTAGTGGCGATCTGGACAAGGCCGCTGCAAATCGTCTCAGGCAAAAACTGAGGAGCGGTAAAGTCTCTGAGGCGCACCGCATAAAGGGTATGCAGGATATGAAGCAGAAAACGCGTGATGCACGGAAAGCCTCCGGGCTTGCAAAAGGGGGTGTCGTCAAGAAAAAGTCCGGCGGCGTCGTCAAGAAGAAGTCCGGCGGCACGTGCCGTGGGATGGGCGCAGCCACCAAGGGTGGCAAGTACAGCAAGGCATAACCCATGAGCTTCACCTACGCAGAGCTAAAGCAGGCAATTCAGGACTACGCTGAAAACACGGAGAGCACCTTCGTCAGCAATCTTCCTGTGTTTATTCGCTCTGCGGAGGAGAGGATACTGAAGAGTGTGCAGCTTAGTCTGTTCCGCAAGAACGCTACTGCCACTCTGTCCTCTAGCTCTCAGTACCTCCCGTGCCCGTCTGACTTCCTAGCGCCTTGGTCGCTGAGCTTGACTGGTACGTCAGGCGATAAGGAGTTTCTGCTGTTCAAGTCTGCGAACTTTGTGCAGGAGGTGAACCCAGACCCGGCTGATACTGGCGTGCCTCGGTATTACGCACAGTTTGATGTGGACAACTTTATCGTGGCCCCGTCCGCAGATGGATCGTACACCGCCGAGCTTCACTATTTGTACCGCCCTACAAGTATTACCGCGGGCGCTGACAGCGGCACCACATGGCTTAGTGTAAACGCGGAGCTTAGTCTTCTGTACGGAGCGCTTGTCGAGGCTTATGTGTTTATGAAAGGCGCACAGGATCTGATGTCTTATTATGATAAGCGGTTCGAGGAAAGCCTGATGGGCCTGAAGCAGCTTGGAGAGGCAAAGGAAACGACGGACGAATATCGCTCCGGTCAACTTATAAGGCCTAAGCAATGAGTCTTGGCATGATGGAGATAGGCCCCGTTGGCGTCAGAACCACTGACCGCCGTGGGTTTACGCCGGAAGAGTTGGCTGAACAGTGCGTTCAAAAGATCGTGCATGTGTCCGCCTCTGCTCCTGCGCCAATCCGAGAGCAGGCAGAAGCGTTTCGCGGGACGGTGCAGCACCTCATAATGCTGTACTTGAAGCAAGCGATTAACAGTGACCGCACAACTGTGTATAATGCCCTTATGGATGCAGGCCAGCCAGAGTTGGCCGAACTTATCAGGAGACTCTAAATGGCGTTCACCGGCAACTTCATGTGCACCAGCTTCAAGCAGGAACTGCTTCAGGCCAAGCACGACTTCACGGCTTCCACCGGCCACACGTTCAAGATTGCTCTGTACACCAACAGTGCGTCTTTTACCGCAGCGACCACAGATTACACCTCCACCAACGAGGTCAGCAACTCCGGATCGTATTCTGCGGGCGGCGGAACTTTGACGAACATCACGCCCACTACCAGTGGCACCACCGCATTTGCAGACTTTGCAGACATCACGTTCACGTCGGCAACCATCACGGCCCGTGGCGCGTTGATCTACAACACCACCACTGGCGGGGGCACAGGCACAACAGACACTGTTGCTGTGCTTGATTTTGGGTCTGACAAGACCTCTACGGCTGGCGACTTCCAGATTCTGTTCCCAACAGCGGATGCTTCGAACGCTATCATCCGCATCGCGTAAGAGGCTAAAACATGGTCAAACTCGTCAACCGCGCCAAGATGTCCACGGCCACGACTGGTACAGGGACCATCACTCTTGGCTCTGCTGAAAGCGGCTATCAGTCATTTGGTGATGCTGGCGTGGCTGACGGGGAGACCGTGCGTTATGTCATTGAGGACGGTACGGCTTGGGAGATTGGAACAGGCACCTACACGGCGACCGGCACCACCCTGTCGCGGACGCTGGACGAAAGCAGCACAGGCAGCTTGTTGAACCTGTCGGGTGACGCTGTAGTGTATGTTACGGCTGCTGCCGAGGATATTTTGCAACAAGCCGACCTGACCGCAGGCACTGGCATAAGCATCACTGGTTCGACAATTACAAACTCTGCGCCAGATCAGACGGTTAGCATCACTGGTTCTGGGGCGATTACTGCCAGCGGAACGTATCCTAATTTTGAAATAGCTACGCCCGGATACACCGACAGTGACGTTGACACCCACCTGAACACTGGCACAGCTACGACTGGTGAGGTGCTGTCGTGGAACGGTAGTGACTATGATTGGATTACGGCTGGTGGTGCCACTAGCCTAAGTGACTTGTCGGACGCTGTTACACCAGCATTTTCGGTTGGCCTTGGGCAGGGCGCAATCCCATCACTCGGCGCTACTAGGTATACTACGGCAGTTGGACGAAATGCGGGACAGGATGCAACGGCGACTGACGATAGTGTTTTTGTGGGCTATAACGCAGGTGCTAATTTAGTAAGCGCCGCTGATAATACTGTAGTCGGCTCTAGGGCTTTGAACACAAGTGTAACTGGCGCGGCAAACACTGTAGTCGGCACTGGAGCCATGAGGTATGGTGTAGCATCATCTACGGCTGGACGAAATGTAGCCATCGGATTTCAAGCTGGTGAAAACGTATCAACGGGTTTTTGGAATACATTTTTAGGCTCTGCAACCGGAACAAGCGTTACTTCAGGTATAGGAAACACCTTTATTGGCAAAGATGCGGCGCGGTCCGTTACAACTGGGTCTTACAACATTGCGATTGGCCTTGATGCTCTTGATGCTGCTACTACTGGCGGACGTAACATCGCCATCGGCCAAGATGCTATGGGGTCTGGGGTGGCTACTGATGCTTCTGGTGATAACATCGCCATTGGGTATCAAGCAGGCTTCGCCGTAACCTCTGGCACAGACAACATCTTCATCGGTGAGACTGCTGGTGACGCCACCACTACAGGCTCTAACCAGATCGTCATCGGCCAAGGCTCTGACGCATCCTCTGCCACAGTCTCCAACGAGATCACGCTGGGGAATACGAGCATTACTCGCTTCCGTATTCCGGGTGCAGGTATCGACAACACCAGTGCTGCCCTCTCAGGCACCACCCCATCGGTGGACGTAGGAGCACGAGACACCTACACGCTGACCACATCTGGCAATACCACGTTTACCTTCACTGGCGCACCATCGTCAGGTCAGGTCGGCACGTTCAGTCTCATCATCACGGCTGGAGGCACGCACACGCTGACATGGCCTGCATCGGTTGACTGGGCTGGTGGCACGGCTCCTGATGCGCCTGCAAGCGGTGAAAAGGACATCTACACGTTTATGACAGTGGACGGCGGCACTACTTGGTATGGCTTCCTCGCTGGGGATGCGATGGCATGATTACTTCTGCACAGAAGCTGTTGATGGCTCGTGCTGGGGCTGGTGGCGGCGGCGGCGGCGGCGGTAGTGGCATACAGCATCTTGGGTCGGTGACCAAAAGCGGTGCGGATGTGGGCGTTTGGAATAGCAGCGCTGAGGCGTTAGACGTTTTATCAATCGCTTCGCCCGGAGACCTTGTTGTTATAGCGTTTAGCTTTTCCAGAGGGGGCAGGAATGTTCGGTGGGAGGGTATGTCATTTTCCAACATTTACAATCAATCTAGTCAAAGCGACCCCGGTTGGTTCGTGGGCTATCGGTTTGTGCAGGCGGGAGATGCTAATCCGTGGAACGATCACGATGACGAATACTGGGAAGGGTTATCAGTTGTTGCGTCTGTCTTCAGAGGGGTGAGCAGCTTTGTAAATTCAGCTGTTGCTTTCGCTAATATTGGTATGCCTAATCCCCCCAGCTTAACTGCAAGTGGTGGGTTGTGGATTGCCACCGGGCATTTAGACGACGACCCGGTTACAATGACAGCGCCGGTCGGTTGGGAACTTAGTGGCGCTGAAGATCGTAGTGGTTCTCAATCTTCGTCTACGGCGATTGCGTATAAAATTGCCGAGCAAACATCAGATGACCCCGGCGGGTTTGGCGGCGGTGGAAATGACGTTTGGAGAGCCGTCACGGCGGTTTTTGACTGAGGCTAAGGAGGCCAGAGAATAATGTACCTGAAACTTACAAACGGCGTCCCGGCCAAATACACACTGGGACAACTGCGCCGTGATAATCCGCAAACATCCTTTCCCAAGAAGATACCTGATGCACTCTTGGCAAGCTACGATGTGTATCCGTACACTCGCCCAACACCAAGTGAGTACGATTCACTCTCATGGAAACTTGTTGATGGCAATTTCGAACAAGATTCTGTTGGCAACTGGTCTTTATCGTATGTGCTGGAAGCCTTGCCATTAGAACAGGCCCAGAGCAACATCCGTAATAGACGTGATGGGCTTCTAAAAGACACTGATTGGATTGTTATTATGCACACTGAGAAAGGCACCAACATTCCATTGGAATGGGAAGTGTACCGCCAAGCCCTTCGTGATATAACAGGACAAGCAGGCTTCCCTTACGAAGTCACTTGGCCCACTAAACTTTGAGATATAAAATGGAAGATGAATTGACACCAGAACGCATTGCAAAGCACTATAGCGCCTGCCTCGACAGCGTATGGATCATAAACGATGCAATCGCCAACCCTGATCAGTATGCAGACGACGATACAGTGATCGAGCGCAATGTGGAGCATCTTGAGGTTATGCGCAGCGCTGATTTCTGGACGACCGAGGACATGGCTCCGATTGATGCAGCCATCGCTGCTGGGAATGCTGCTACTACGGAGTAAATAGATGCTTGGCTTCGCCCCACTATCAGCCGCGCCGCTTGCCGATGATGGCCTGAAAGGTGAAACCGCCGTTACTCTAACCGGCGTTGAGGCTACAGGCAGTGTAGGAAGCCTATCTGTTGTAGGCGCGGCCAGTGTATCTGTAACCGGCGTTGCCGCCACTGGTGCGGCTGGCACTGTCTCGGTGTCTGCTGACAGCAATACCACAGTCACAGGCGTCCCTGCGTCCGGTGCGGTTGGCTCCATCACTATGGTTGGCACGGCCAATGTGGTGGCAACAGGCGTTTCTGGTGCAGGCAATGTAGGCATTGTTGACGTTAACCCAGATGTCATCCTTGAGGGTGTTGAGGCAACCGGACAGGTCGGCACTGTATCTATCCTTGAGGGTATAGACATAGACGTCCCCGTTACGGGCGTCTTCGCGACTGGCGCGGCAGGCACCCTGACCGTTTCCGCTGACAGCAACACGACCGTAGTTGGCGTTTCCGCCTCCGGCGCGATTGGCACGGCTGCGGTCGTGGGGACGGCAAACGTATCTGCTACGGGCGTATCTGCGTCCGGTCAGATCGGCTCTGTCACTGCCTCTGTCCCGGCAAATGTTAATGCTTCTGGAGTATCGGCAACTGGCTTTGTCGGCAGTGTCACGGTACTTGCTGCCGCCAACGTCTCCCCGACAGGTGTTGAAGCGTCTGGCGCTATTGGCTCCGTTGTAATTTCTATCAGTGCTACTGCTCCCGTTACAGGTGTTACTGCCACGGGGACCGTTGGCGCAGCCTCTGTAATAGGCTCTGCTGTTGTGTCTCTGCTTGGTGTTGAGGCTACCCTAGCAACTCCGTCTGTGATAGTTTGGGGGCCAATAGCACCAGAACCGCCTGTAACTTGGTCTGGAGTAACGCCACCCTCTGGGGGCACATGGACAGAAATAGTTCCGCCGTCTGGTGATGGTTGGGACGACATAGCCGCATAAGAGGCCGACATGACAAGCTACACGAACATCAATGGGCTTCGCTTGATGGTCACAGGTGCCGACAGTGGCACATGGGGCGATAACACCAACGTGAACCTGCAGATGCTTGATGCCGCCACCAAGGGCGTCAAGGAAATATCGCTGTCTGGCACCACACACACGCTGACGACAACAGATGGCACCCTTTCTGACGCCAACTATGCGGTCCTTGTGTTCGCAGGTTCTCCGACCGGCACCAATACTGTAACTATCAGCCCGAACGACCAGACTAAGCTGTTCTTTGTCCAGAACAACAGCGGGCAGGCTGTCGTTCTTACCCAAGGGTCGGGGGGTAACGTCACTGTTACCAATGGCAAAGCCGCGGTCGTATACGCAGATGGCGGCGGTGCGACGGCACAGGTTGTGGATCTTACTGCCAATTTCGGAGATTTCCTATTGGCGTCCAATAACTTGTCTGACGTCAACAGTGCCTCCACTGCGCGAACAAACCTTGGTCTTGGAACCATTGCAACTCAAAACAGCAATAACGTCAGCATCACAGGTGGCTCGGTGGCCGCCACGCTGTCTAGCAGCAGTGTTGCGTTTACTGGTGGCTCTATCACTGGCATCACGGACCTTGCTGTAGCAGACGGTGGAACTGGAGCATCTACTGCCGCGGATGCACGTACTAACCTCGGAGTGGCTATTGGTAGCAATGTACAGGCGTGGGACGTAAACCTCGACCAGATCGCTGCGTTGGCTCCTACGCTTAATAACTTTATTGTGGGTACCGGAACGTCGTGGGCGCTAGAGACTCCCAGCTCTGCGCGCACGTCGCTTGGCCTTGGCACAGTAGCTACACAAAACAGTACCAGTGTTAGTATCACTGGCGGGTCTATTACTGGAATTACCGACCTCGCTATCGCAGACGGTGGGACAGGGGCTTCCACAGCGGCGGCAGCGCGGTCTAATCTTGGCCTCGAAATCGGCGTAGACGTAGCGGCATACGACGCGAACAGCGCTGCGTTCTTGAGCACTTTTACCCTTCCTACCGCGGACTCCACGGCCAACTATGTTCTAGCCACGGATGGTAATGGCACGCTGCAGTTTGTCTCGACTGGCTCCGGGGACGGTTCGGTTACCTCGGTTGGTCTGAGCGGCGGGACCACAGGGCTGACAGTCTCAGGAAGCCCCATCACGTCGTTTGGTACTATGACGCTCGGTGGTACGCTTGGGGTCGCCAATGGGGGTACTGGAGGCACTACGGCATCCGCAGCCCGGTCGAGTCTTGGACTCGCTATCGGAAGCGATGTACAGGCCTATGACGCAGACCTTACTAAGATTGCGGCGTTGTCTTCCGCTGACGGAAACATCATTGTTGGCAGCGCAGCTGGCTGGGTCGCCGAAAGTGGCGCAACCGCTCGGGCCTCGTTGGGTCTTGCTATCGGTACCGATGTGCAGGCCTATGATGCAGACCTTACCGCACTGGGGGGCCTCGCTAAGACCAACGGCAACTTTATCGTCGGCAACGGGTCTACATGGGTAGCCGAAAGTGGTGTTACTGCTCGGGCGTCGTTGGGTTTGGGGTCAATGGCTACCCAAAACAGCACCAGCGTCAGTATCACTGGTGGATCTATAACGGGAATCACCGACCTTGCGGTAGCCGACGGGGGCACTGGGGCTTCTACAGCGGCAGCGGCTCGTACTAATCTTGGCGTGGCTATCGGCTATGACGTGCAGGCCTACAGTTCGAATCTGACCTCGTGGGGGTTAGTGGGCCGAGCCTCCGGGTTTGACGCGTTTGTAAACAGTCCGACCACCGCAAATTTCGCCGCACTTATTACCGGCGAGACCGGAACGGGTGCCGTCGTGTTTAACACGTCACCGACCTTGGTGACGCCAGTTCTTGGTACACCCACATCAGGGGATTTGTCGAATTGCACCGGCACGCCCACACTTAATCTTTCGAACTCTACCGGCACGCCGGCACTTGATCTTTCGAACTCTACTGCTGACGGGACCAACGAGGTTGGCTTCCGGAACGTCCCGGCTGTCGGCACCAAGACCACCAGCTACACGCTGGCGACAGGGGATGTAGGCAAGTACGTCCAAGTGGGTACGGGCGGCAGCATCACAATCCCTGACGCGACTTTTAGCGAAGGTGACGTTGTAAGCATCTTCAACAACACCTCTGGCGACATCACGATCACATGCAGCATTACCACGGCGTATATTGCTGGCAACAATCTCGACAAGGCGAGTGTCACGCTCGCAACACGGGGGACCGCGACGATCTTGTTTATCAGTGGCACAGTCTGCGTAATGTCCGGGAACATCAGCTAATGTCCGCGATCCAGCAAATGCAGATGATGGGTGAAAGCAGCTACCCCATCCTTGAGTATGCCGGGGGAGGTGGCGGGCGCACACCCACTCTCTCTGACATCCAAACCACCACTGGAACGCTACCCGTTCCGGGGGATGTCCTGATTATGACATTGTTCAGTGTTGCACAAAGCCATAGTCCCGCAACGGGGAATCCGTCCGTGCAGCTTTCAAGCTACTCCACGTCTTACGAAGTTGAGATTTGGGGATGTACCGTTGAACAGGGGCAGACCACCTTTGCCTTCAACAGGGGCGGTGAAACATATGACGATTACATCTGGCACTTCTTCAAGCGCGTGTCTGGACGCAGTCCTGTGCTGACCGTTGTGGACTCTGGAGGCGGCTTGGTAAGCAGCAACAACATTAACTACTCTGCGCCCATGCCGTGCCTGCGCCTGTTTTCCAGACAAAACAACGACGGGTCCGGCGCCACTGGATACGATGAGTTTGACAACCCCCTTACTGGCGGCGTTGATTACGGGCGGCAGGGTAACGGTCTCCTTGATTCCGGCTGGATGGTAGACAAGACAGGCCGTGGGCGGCTGTACGAAGTCCAAGACGGGACGTACTTTGACTGCGACGCTACGGTTACACTGTGAGGTAGACCATGCCCTTCATGAAGCTCCAGTTCAAACCCGGCATCAACCGCGAAATCACCTCGTACAGCAACGAGGGCGGCTGGAGAGACTGTGACAAGGTCAGGTTTCAAAAGGGTTTCCCAGAGCAGATTGGCGGCTGGCAGAAGCACTCAAACAGCACCTTCTTGGGCACATGCCGTGCGTTGCTTCCGTGGATTTCCCTTGCAGGGGACAAATTTATCGGCGTTGGAACACATCTGAAGTACTACATCTCCTCCGGTGGCAACTTTAACGACATCACGCCTATTCGTGCTACAGACAGCCTCACAGGGCCGTTTTCCGCGACCAACGGCAGTGCCACTCTTACGGTAACGCAGGTGAATCACGGCGCTGTGGTCAACGACTTCGTGACCTTCAGCGGGGCCACTGGCCTTGGTGGCAATGTGACCGCAGATGTACTGAACGCAGAGCACCAGATCACGGCGATCAATTCGACCTCGGAGTACGAAGTCACCCTTAGCGTAACCGCGAACGCATCTGACACCGGAAACGGCGGTAGCGTCACGGCTGCGTACCAGATCAACACCGGCCTTGATACAACGGTCGTAGGCACCGGCTGGGGCACAGACACATGGGGCAGTGGCGGCTGGGGGTCAGCGTCTTCTGTGGCTGCGATTACAGGAACCTTGCGTCTGTGGAGCCATGACAACTTTGGAGAAGACCTAATTATTAACGTCCGAGATGGCGGAATCTATTACTGGGACAAATCTAGTGGACTTGCGTCTAGGGCAGTGCCGTTGTCCAGCCTCGCTGGCGCAAGTAACCCTCCCACGATAGCGAAGCAAGTTCTTGTGTCAGACCAAGATGGGCACGTAATCGCTTTCGGTTGCGACAGCCAATTTGATCCCGGTGTCCAAGACCCCATGCTTATTCGCTTTTCCAGTCAGTTAGATGCGTCTGACTGGGATGTCACAAGCACCACCAACACAGCCGGAGATCTCCCGCTAAGTTCCGGGTCGGAAATTATCTGCGCCATAGAAACACGCCAGCAGATCCTCGTGTTCACGAACACGACCTTGTACGGCATGCAATTCCTTGGACCGCCGTACATCTTCGGTATAAATCCACTTACTGAAAACGTGACGATTGCATCTCCGAACGCCGCTGTCGCTGTTCAAGATCGTGTGTACTGGATGGGTCAGTCTGAGTTTTATATGTACACGGGTGCCGTGCAGAAGGTGCCCTGCATGGTGCGGGACTACGTCTTTGATGACATCGACCAGCTTCAGTTTGAAAAGGTCTTTGCTGGTCTGAACTCCGAGCATTCTGAGATCTGGTGGTTCTACCCATCCACAGCTGGTGGTGGATTTGTAGACAAGTACGTCATCTATAACTACGAAGAGAACACTTGGGCTTATGGGACACTTGCACGAACTGCATGGTTTGACCGTGGCATATTTGACCAGCCAATCGCCGCGGGCACCGACAATTACCTTTATGAGCATGAGGTCGGTATCAATGATGGCAGCCAAAACCCGACCGTCGGCATAAACTCGTATATCGAGTCTAGCCCTATAGACATTGGAGACGGGGATGAGTTCATGTTCATATCGCGCATGATACCCGACGTCTCGTTCATGCAGTCTACGGAAACCGTGCCACAGGTAGACTTTACAGTCAGCATTCGCAACTTTCCTGACGGCACCTACAACGACGCCGCTACTGAAACTTTTGTAAAGACACAAGCTGCGCCGATTACAGACAGAACGGAGCAGTTGTTCTTCCGTCTTCGTGGGCGACAGATGCGAATTAAGGTTTCGTCCAATACGCGGAATGTGCAGTGGCGCTTGGGTACGCCACGCGTTGATGCCCGCACAGACGGGAGACGCTGATGCCAAGCAAACTACCGCTTCCATACTTTCCGGTTCCACCAAACGAGTACAGCCAGCAATACATGGCTGAACTTACGCGCGCATTTTCTGTGGCTTTGCAACAGATTCAAAACCCGGGAGAAGGACGTAATACAACGCTGGTCTTGACAGAGCTGCCGACATCAGCATCTGGTCTTGAATCTGGTTCCGTCTGGAATGACGCGGGCACGTTGAAGATCGTACCGTAGGAGAGGTCATGCCGGGGATTCACGATACATACCGCGCAATACGAAGCGCGAACGGTTCAGCCCAACACATCGCCATTTCCATGGTTGGTTTAACCTATGCCGGAATGTTTTCTGGCATGGTTCCAGATTCAATCTTGTGGGCATGGATGGGTAGCTCCGCTGCAGTTTTGATTGCCACCATTTGGCTGACGCGCTGGTGGCTGAAACGGGCCTTGCTCGTTGATTTCTTTCTGTCGTGCTGCGTGCTGTCATTCTACGTCATGCACGAACCTGCACCGAAGGGCTTCGTCTACTATAGTAGAACTGCCGAGCAGATGAAGATGCACATGCCGAGCCATACGCCTATGACCATGTGGGATGAGGTGTCACATATTTCTGCTTGTGTTATGATGGCGTTATGGAGCCTGTACTTGGCAAATTTGGTACATCGCCAGATGCTGGAAAGGATGCGATTCGATGCCCGACTTTAATATGCTGACGCCGATTATTATTGCCCTCGTCGGCGCTGGTGGCATGTGGCAATTGTTCGCCCTCAAGGCAAAGCAAGCGCATGAAGCGCGCATTGCCGATAAGCAGGAGCGTGGTGAGTTTAACGACACCCTCCGGGAGCAGGTAGACCGTCTGGCTGAAAAGCTGGATGCAGTCACTGCTGAAAACAAGAAACTGTTGCTTGAGATGGCAGAGTTAAAGGCGCAGCTGGCCTCTGCCCAGACAACCATCAAGCACCTAGAGATGGCGTTGATGAGCAAATGATGCAGATTAACCAAGACACACTGGACCTTATCAAGGAGTTCGAGGGCTTCCGTGCCAAGGCATACAAGTGCCCTGCGGGTGTCTGGACTATCGGCTACGGCACCACTGCTGCAGCGAATGTCGGCATTGATCCGGTGCCGGGTATGGTCATCACAGAGGACGAGGCTGAAGCCTATCTTGAAGCCACGCTGGAGAAATTTGGCTTTCAAATACAGCCCTACATCACGGCACCTATCAACAACAACGAGTACGGCGCGTTCATTAGTCTGGCCTATAACATCGGCCCCGGTGCGTTCAAGAAGTCCAGCGCACTACGCAAGTTCAACGAGGGTGACAAGGCTGGCGCTGCCAAGGCTTTGCTTCTATGGAACAAGGCAGGCGGTAAGGTTCTCAAGGGGCTGGTACGCCGCCGTGAAGCCGAAAAGAAGCTCTTCCTGAAACCGATGGAAATAGTGGACACTGAAGAGGTAGCAGAGGCACCGCGCACGTCTGTAGCTCAGTCCAAGACTATGCAGGCAAGCACCATGGATATTGCAGCCAAAGCTGGCGCTGGCATTGCCGCCTTGTCTGCTCTGGATGGCGCGTCGCAGTACATTGTTCTTGGCTTCTTGGGAGTCAGCGTGCTGTTCACGTTGTGGATCATGCGTGAGCGTCTGAAGAAATGGGCGGCAGGGATTAAGTGATGTTTGGACGACTGCAGCTCTATGCTCTGATAGGTCTGGCCTTCATCGCCGGTATTTTCGGCATATACGCCAGCGGCGTACAGCGCGGCATTGACCGGACGAAGCGCAAGATTGACGAAAAGCGGCTGGATAACTTTGCCGCCGCCAAGGAGGTCAACGATGAAGTGCAGATCTTGGATGACAGCGACCTTGCTGACCGCGCTAGTAAGTGGGTGCGGAGTAAAGATCAGCAGTGACAGCTACTGCGACATCACGAAGCCGTTACTGTTTGAAAGTCAGAAAACCGTCGATTGGCTTGTGCAAAACGACAGAACTTTTCTGGTGGACGTGATTGTCCACAACGAAACGAACGAACGTATTTGTGGTCAGTAGTTACAAACGCTATGCTGCGTGGTAATGTACGCACACGAACTTTGAACTGGAGGCGTCATGCTACCTCTCATCCTTAGCTTTCTTGGGTCGGGTGCGGCTGGCGCAGGCCTTCTTGGTGGGCTTAGTCCACTCATCGCAGGCGCAGTTGGATCTGGCCTTGGTACAGCAATCGAAACCGGAGACATCGGCAAAGGCCTGCAAGCCGGTCTGCTTGGTGGTCTTGGTGGGGCTGTTCTTGGCGGCGCACTTGGTGGCGGAGCCGGAACTGCAGCAGCCGAAGCGGCAAAGGCCGGAACACAGGCGGCCACACAGGCCGGGGCGCAGGGCGCAGCAAATGCGGCAACGCAGGCTGCAACCCAAGCTACTACGTCCACGCTGGCCCAGCAGGCTGCAGCGGGTGTCCCCGCAGTAGCACCGCCCGTCACACCTCCGACTACTTCACCCACCACAGGTGGGGGTCTGTTCGGCGGCAATGGAGGTATGTTTGGCTTCCTGAAGAATATGCCCTCGGGACTGGAGGCCGGTGCAAAGTTACCCGCCGGTTCGAGCTTCAAAGACATGTACCAACAAGGTCTTAAACAAGGGGTGCTTACCCGGGCTGGTCTCGGTTCCGCTTTGACTCCCAGTCTTATGCCGGGACTGTTTCAGAAGGACGAAGGGGACGACGACAAGAAATACAAAGGACGCCCACAAGCCACGCCGCGTGAACGCGAGCGGTATACCCCCGGAGCTGACTATGATCCGGGCCGGAGCGGCGAGTTCTTGTATTTCGATCCGTATCCGATTGGGTCCGGTTACGCCGAAGGTGGTCTTGTTCGCATGGCTATGGGCGGGCCGATTGAGTTGCAGGGCGGCGGCATTGCGGAGTTGCCCCAAGGAGACGAGCTGTTCCCCCGGGCACCGCGGGAGTCGGCAGCGCCGCGCATGAACGAGCGCGAGTTGGTATCCATGACTATCAAGGCTGTCCGCGAGGAGCTGCCAGAAGAACAGGCTGCGGTCGTGTTGGCCCAGTTTGTGCAGACCTACGGTGAAGACGCGCTTCGCAAGCTCGTGAACGACGTGTCTGAGGGCCGCACGGAAGGCGGCGACATGGAAGGCCAGATTCGCGGCCCCGGCGACGGTATGGATGACCTCGTTCCCGCACAAATGGACGACGGGTCCATGGACGTACTGCTGAGTGATGGAGAGTTCATTGTCCCGGCGGATGTGGTCAGCGGACTCGGAAATGGCTCTACCGACGCAGGTGCGGCAGAGCTTGAAGGTATGATGTCTCGGGTGCGGCAGGAACGCACCGGTATGACTCGACAGCCTAAGCAGGTTGCCGCTGGAGGATTGCTACCGGCATGAAGGATACGCAGGATAGATCGCTGACGTTTGGGTTTATTCCACTGGACTTTGTGGACATTGTTTGGCCGGATGCCAAGGAGCTTTTGGTTGGAGCGGTGAAAACTGCCAATGGAAAGTTCACGCTAGATGATGTAAAGAAGAACCTAGACACCGGCTATCTTATTCTGTGGCTTGTCACAGACGGAACCAAACCGGTTGCAGCCATAACTACCCGGATCATTGAGTATCCGCAGTGCAAAGCCATGGCACTTGACTGGATTGGTGGTCGCCGGATGAAAGAGTGGCTGCCTATGGCGCAAAAGACGATTGAACAGTTTGCCAAGGATTGCGGGTGCACGCACATGGAAGGCTACGGCCGCCGCGCGTGGATTCGGTGGAACGAGCGGTATGGCTGGAAGCAAGACTATATCGCATACAGAATGGAGCTGACCGATGGGTAGCAAGGGCGGCGGCACGCAGAAGGTCGAGAGCAAGACCACTACGTCTAATCTTCCCGAGTATGCACGTCCGTACTTTGAACGGATGATGGATCGCGCGGAGGGATTATCTCTCACGCCCTATGAAGCGTATCCGGGTCAGCGGATTGCAGACATTACCCCGGATCAGCTTGCTGCGTATGACCTAACCCGGCAAACGGCAGCGGGGGGCATACCGGGGCTTGATACGGCCATGGGTGTTACGGGGCAAAACCTCATAAACGCTCAGAATATCGCTGCAGGAGCAACACCGTATCAGTTCGGGCCATCGTCGTTTCAAGCGGCGGGCGTTAGCCCGTATATGGGTTTCCAGTCTGGGCAAGCCTCGCCTTACATGGGTTTTCAAGGCACCCAATTTGATACTTTCGGCGGATACCAAGCAGCACGACCGGATTCGTTTGCGGATCAATTCTCGTTATATGGCGGGTTCCAAAAAGGAGCTGCGGACCCATACGCAGGGTTTCGTGAGACACAGGTAAGTCCCTACGCTGGTTTTGAACGGTCTGAGTTTGGCCCTGCAGCCGACTTCGTTGAAGGTGATGTGAGGCAATTTACGGACTTTTCGGCTGGGTCTGCTGATCCCTACGCTGACTTTGAACAGTACACGGGCTTTCGGCGCGGAGACGAAGGCGTAGCCGCGTATGAGTTCGATCCAGCACGGCAGTTCACGAGTGCTGAGGCCGAACAATACATGAGTCCCTACATCCAGAATGTAGTGGACATCCAAAAGGATAAGGCCCGCGAGGACTACGAGATGGCCAAGGCAGGTCGTTCAGCGCAGGCTGTACAGGCTGGAGCCTTTGGCGGGTCTCGCGCCGCGGTTCAAGAAGCTATTGCTGAAGAAGACATGCTGGATCGCATGGCACGTATCCAAGCCGAGGGGCTGGAACGGGGATACACGCAAGCGGCGCAACAGTTCGAAGCCGACCGCGCTGCTCAGTTTCAGCGGGAGCGTGCGCAAGCCGAAGAGATGGCGCGCACACAGGGTATCAGCGTATCCGAAGCGGCGCGTATCCAAGCGGCCGAAGCCGCCGAAGCAGCCAGATTCCAACAGTCGCAAGCCGCAGAGCTGGCACGGACTCAAGGCATCAGCATAGACGAAGCCGCCCGCGTGCAGGCCGCGCAGGCGGAAGAATTTGCCCGCGCTAATAACCTCAGTGTCTCGGAAGCGGGTCGCGTCCAAGCCGCTATCGCCTCTGACAACTCTCGTATCCAAGCCGCCAATGCGGATGAGTTTGCCCGCATCCAACAGCAGCAGGCCGCGGAACTGGCGCGCGTTCAGGGTATCAGTGTTGAAGAAGCGGCACGGGTGCAACAACAGCAGGCAGCCGAAATCGCACGGGTGCAAGGAATCAGTATCGAAGAAGCGGCACGGGTCCAAGCCGCGCAGGCCGCAGAACAGTCTCGGGTTCAAGGAGCACGGGCACAAGAGTTCGCCCGGGCGCAAGGCATCGGTATCGAAGAAGCCGCCCGGGTGCAGCAGCAGATCGCAGACGACCGGTTCCGCGTACAATCGGCCAACGCTGAAGAGTTCGCGCGTATCCAGCAACAGCAGGCAGCTGAACTTGCCAGAGTGCAGGGTATCAGCATTGAAGAAGCCGCCCGGGTTCAGGCCGCACAGGCGGCTGAACTGGCCCGCGTGCAGGGCATTTCGGTCGAAGAAGCCGCCCGGGTTCAAGCCGCTAACGCCGCCGAACGCGCCCGTGTGGAAGCTGCGCAAGCAGACGAGAACGCCCGTATCCGGGACCAGCAACTTGCGGCACTGGGCTTCAGCAGCGAACAGGCACAGCAGCTTGCCAACCTCGGCGAGATGGCCCGTGCAGGCGACATTCAGTCGGCACAGCTTCTCGAAACCATCGGTCAGCAGCTCGAAGCGCGTCAACAGCGTGGTCAGGACCTCGCGTATCAAGACTTCCTTGCACAGCGCGACTTCCCGAAAGAACAGCTGAACTACATGAACATGATTATGCGCGGGGTGCCGGTCACGCCGGACACGACGCAGACGCTGTCTGTGCCGTATAACCCGATGCAGCAGCTACTCGGTGCCGGTCTCGGTGCGGTCGGTCTCTATAGGGGTCTCACAGCATGATGAACGTACTGCAGCTTCAGGAGCGCCTTAAGGACTACTCCCAGCAACAGCTTGCACAGGAGATGCAGATGCCCAGCGGGTCGGTCCCGCAGTACCTTGTCTTGGGCGAGATGCAGCGCCGCAAGCGCATGGAGACCGAACAGGCCGCCGCACAAGCGCAGCAGAACCAGACAACTGTCGCCGAAGACGTGGTCGCCGCGGCAGGAGTGCCACAAGCAGGCATCGCTGGAATGGCGCAAGCCATGGCCCCTAAGACCGACATGGGGATGAACTCAGGTCAGGCACCGATGCCTCCGATGCCGCAAGGTCCGGCCCCCGTCCAGCAGATGGCTGGTGGCGGCATGGTACAGCGCATGCAGGCGGGTGGCCCGCTGGAGTCGTTTACGTCCAAACGCACACGTCAGACGGTGTATTTCGATCCGGGCACCTACAGCGTCTACAAAGATCCTGCAGGAATGTTCCCTGTCGTTGACGCGTACGAACGGGCTGATCTTCTTGAGGAGATGGCTGAAAGCAAGCTAGGCGGCCGCGGCGCGCCTGAACCGGAGGCGATGGCTGATATTGGAAGCCTAGCCGCAGCGCCGAGCGCATACAACACGCGCAAGATGATGGACCCCAGTGCAGAAGCGTCAGTCTCGCGTACCCCTAGTCCGACTATCGGAAGTCCAGATATGGGCGTGGACAGCCTCGACGGGATTATCGACCTGCGGGACGTGCTGCCCCAGCCGGACGCAGAGACCGACGTGCAAGGCGATATGTACATGGGGATGTCCTCGGTGGGTTATCGTCCCGGGCAACGCGCTCTTCGGCCCGTTGTCCCGCCCGAACGACCCATGGTTGATCGGGGAGACGTTCGTACCAGCGAAGGTGCGCCTCTTAGCACCAGTGTTTCCGGCAAACTTGAAGCCTATATGCCTACCGACACGCTGCCAGAGATAGGCTTCGACTACGCTGAAGGCCCACCGCCGCCAGAGCTACTAGAGATGTTTGGGGGCATCTTCTCAGCGGAAACACCGGCTTCCGATACCACCCCGGCAAGCGCGAAAGACTACGCTACTGTAGGGCGGTCCACCATGATAAACGGTGTACCCTATACAATGCACCAGAACGGCGCGGTGTTTAACGCCCAGTCTGGAGAGCCTGCGCCTGCAACGATTGCGCAACAGGTTCGATCCAAGTTGTCTCCGACGGACGTACCATTTCGCGAACTCGACGAAGGGTTCCAGCCTGAAACTCCGCGCTTTGTCAGGGATAGACAGGCTGCAGGTACGTTCCTTGAGCCTTCCGCTTATGATCTTATGGGCATGGATGAAGACGTCTTTGGGTTCGGCCCCCGTCCAGCAAAAAATGTCCCTGAGTTCTTCCTACCCGCCATGATGGAGGCGAGCGACAAAAAGCGGACAGACGAGATCATAGCCTTGCAGGAGCAGCTCGCGGCAACCAATGATCCGCTCCTTCAAGCCGAACTCCAGTTACGAATCGACGACCTGAACGCAGGTCAGGCTATGTCGGACGCCATAACCTCTGCTCCGGGGGCGGTGTTCGACGCTGTTAGCTCCGGTGTTCAATCGGTTAAAAACGCAGTTGTGGTTCCTGCTGCGGAGGCTGGCGCTCGGTTTTTTGGGGCAAGTCCCGAACAGGTAGCAAACATAACTAGACAGGCCGAAACTGATACGGCTGGAGGTGGCGCGCTCAAGGCTGCGTTTACTGCTCCCTCACCAACGGCTCCGTTTACCGGCGCACCGGGACTAGACGAAGACCTGTTCCTTCCGTCTCAAGCGGACGTTGACGCAGCTGCAGCTGCCGAAGTAGGCGTAGACGCTGGTGCAGACACCGACATTGCTACACCTCCAAGCGGTACAACCACGCTTGCCCAGCCAAGTGGGGCTGGCGGTGGTGGCGGTGGGGCCAGCAGTGCTCTCGGCGGGTCCAGCAAGGCCGTCATGTCGGACATGGAGCGCGCCTTTAATCAGGACAAGTGGCTTGCGCTGGCCAAGGTCGGCTTTGCTATGATGGCCTCGCGGCAGCCCAACATCGGCGCTGCATTCGGCGAAGCCGCAGCTGCAGGGATCGACGATCTGAAGCAGGCCCGCAAAGACTACGAAGAAGCCAAACTGGCCCAGCAGGCGCTCGCACTCAAGCGTGCAGGACGTGGCGCGTCCAAAAGTCTGTCCCCAAGCAATCTGATTTCGCTCCGAAAGAGCCTTATAGATCAGATGAATAACCTTGGTGGGCTGGGTGGAACTCCCACGGCCGATGAGCTGGAGCAAATGGCGGCTATAAAGGCACAGCTTAACAGCATTGACAGCGTGCTTGGGCTTGGTGGCGCCGGACTCGGCACTGGCAACGGGGCAGTGAATCTATCATCCTCCCAACCCAAAACGTAAGGGGACGGCATGGGGCAGTATCAGTATACTGACGAGCAGACCGGTAAAGTCTATCTGTTCAACCATGGGGGGGATGCCCCGTCAGACCAAGACTTTGCCGAGATGCAGCAGTACATCAGCCAAGATCGGGCGCGTCTTAATGCGTTGGCTGAGTATTTTACGGGGGATCAACTTACTCCCGAAGGCGACGGCACTGCCCTTGGTCGTGGTTTTGACCGGGGCAAGACGTCTGCCTACAGCGCGTTGGGCACCGCGGCACGCGACATCGGCGAGGCTACCGGCTTTGGGTTCCTTGAGAACCTCGGTAGTGGCATGGAAGAAAGTGCGCGGCGCGAGCAGCTGCGAGAGTCCATCGAACTTCCGGCACCTATGACCTCTGCGGACATCAAGGGTCTAGGAAGTGGGCTGAGCTACCTCGGTGAGATTGCGGGGCAGACCGCGCCCGAAATGGGGGCAACCCTTGGGGCTACGGCGGCAGGTACAGTTCTTGGTACACCTCTGACAGGCCTTGCGGCGGGCACTGCGACCGCTATGCCGTTTTTCTATGGTCGCAACATCCAGCGCCAAGAGACGCAGGTCAATGCTGGAGAACTTGCAGAGAAAGACCGCATGGACGCGTTTCTTGCGGCGGGCGGTCAGTCCATTCTGAACTCTGTTGGGGAGCGATTGCTCCTTGCTGGTAAGCTGTTCGGGATCAGTATTCCGGCCAGCAAGAACCTGTTTGTGCGGTCGGGACAGTTTGCAGCAACCGGTGCAGCCGTCGAAGTCCCCACAGAAATCACACAACAGGTTCTGGAACGCGCACAGGCGGGGCTTCCGCTTGATGATGACGAGGCCATCCAAGAGTACATCGAAGTCGGCATCGCAGCAGGTCTGCTTGGCGGTGCTGTCGGCGGCGTGTCGGGTCCGTTCCGCGGCTCTCGCCCCCAAATAGAAGACGATGCAGAGGCTCCAGCGGCTGCGCCTGAAGCCGCCCCGGGGCTGGCAGGCATCCCGCGTGGGCTTCCGCAAACGATCAGCGATGTGGCTGATGATCTGGGGCTGCCGAAAACCGTTCCGCTTCGAAAGAAGTACGGTAGCCGCCCATTCTACGACACTGAAGGCCGTGCGGCGCTGGCCAAGCTGCGTTCGAATACGGCGCTTCCTACAGCCACACGCACCAAGATCAGTGACTATCTGACAGCTTCCGCCGACCTTGCGACAGCACGTCAGACGACCGGGTTCCCGTCCGTCCCAGCTACGCCATTGAGGCGTCCGGCGCGTCCCGCCAGCGTGGTCCTTGACGAGTTGAAAGTAGCGCCCGGTGCGCCGATTCGTTCCAAGCTGAAGAATGCTATCGAAACCGACAACCGGTTCTTAGAAGAACTGCAACGGTATTCACGCTTGCCCGGGGTCAAAAAAGAGACCAAAATCGCTATTGCGGATTATCTGGCGAAACCGAAGGAGGTCGCCCCTGCACCGGAACCTAGCACTGCGCCTAGCCAAGCGCCGTCAGAAGGAGCGGTCGATGGTCAGCTTGACGATGGAGGACGTCGAGAAGGCGTTCCGAGTGATACACGACGCGTGGGTAAACGCGGACGAGGACCAAGTGTCCCTGAAGATACCCCCGGAGCTGCAGCACCTGCAGGAACACCACTGGGAATTCCTAGCCCAGACCCTCGCGAATCTGCAGGAGGAACAGGACAACAGCCCGGAGCAGTAAAAGCCGCGCCAGAAGCCGCGCCGATAGCCCTCCCACTGCCGGACGGAACACAAGCAGACGTGGCTATGTACGACATTACTTCGTTTGTGGAGAAAGCAGCAGGAGTCTCTCGCGCACCTCGCGCCATTGCCATACGGGAGGTAAACGGTGTAAAGGTGCCGTTCTACTTGAGCACTGGCGAGGGTGGTAAAACAGACGTGCCATCCGGTAAGTGGTATCCTTTCTTTGGCTTGTCTAAAACGGGGTGGTTCAATAAGTCTAGCGGGCGCGCCATAACCGATTACTACTTCACGCCAGAACTGCGCGCCGCAGCCGAGGCGCTGGATGCTTCGGTCGGGGACATCCGTGGGGATACCACGGTTCCAACGGTTACGCGCGACACCGACACCGCGTTCGTCGATTTCATTAACCAAGACATGCGTCCTTCGGAACCAAACACTGAAGCCGCAAACACAAACATTATAGATACCATTAAGCGGATCAAACAGGGAACCGCACCAGAAGCTGCCCCGCAAGCCGCGCCAGAAGCCACGCCAGAAGCCACGCTCGCTGCTGAACAAATGCCACCCAACTTGCGGCGTCCGGTGGTTCCGGAGCCGACACTGCGTCGTCCTGAAGGCGCGACCGTTACACCTACGGGTCAGTTGATCCCTGCAGGGGTCGCCGGGGTGCAGGGCAAGCAGCTTGAGGCGCAAAAGGCGGCACAGCGTGAACCTATTGCGCAGCAGATGACCACCAAGGCTCGGCTGGAACAAGAAGTCAAAGACCTGCAGGCGGCACTGACCCGTCGCGCGGTGAGTGCACGGGCCAAGGAAGAAGGCGTCAAGCCAAGCGTCGTAAAGGACCGACTGCAGCGGCAGCTGAACCGGACTAGCGCACAGCTGTATAACGTGACGTCCTATCTTCGCAGTGAGGCGGGGCGTCAGCAGGCCGAAATTGAAGGCGCGCAGGATGCGGTCAACCTCATGGAGCGCGCCGACAACGTCTCTCTGCGTCAACAGCTTCGTGATTGGTTCCGCTCCAACGCATCCGAGGAACTGGTTCGCGAGGCTGACGCCGATAGCGCATCCGCCCTTGTTGCCCGTGAACGTGCGCGCCTCAAGCCTGTCGAAGAAGCCAAGAATGAAGCCGAGGCCCGGGCACTGCAGCGTGAGCGT